GAGACTACAAATTCTGATATCAGACGTAGATTAATGGAAGAAAGTAAGATGCATTTAGAAGATGAATATATGCCAATAGGTATTTTTGATGATGGAAAAGAAGAAGAAAAGATGTATGATGGTGAGGACATATGGACTGTAGCGAAGAATCGTGGTTATATGCCTTCAACATTCTAAAATTATAAATATACTATAAATTGAGTTATAAATTCCATGAATATAAAAAGGAGAAAATAACATGGCTTTTCAATTATCACCAGGAGTTCTGGTCTCCGAAGTAGATGCGACTACAGTTGTTCCTTCTGTGTCAACTACTATTGGTGGTTTAGCTGGTGCGTCTGTTTGGGGTCCTGCAAATAACGTAGTTCTTATTAGCAGTGAATCACAATTTGCAGATACATTTGGTAGACCAGATGCAAATACATACGGAACATTTTTTACTGCCGCTAATTTCTTAGCATACGGTGCCAACTTTAAATTTGCTCGTTCAGTTGGCGCTACTGCTACGAATGCTGCAGGTGGCGGTGCAGGTTCTGCTTCTTTAATTTTAAATAAAGATACATACGAAGCTTCTTATAGTTCAAATTCTGCAACTTATTTTGCTGCCAAATGTGCAGGTGCTTTAGGTAATTCACTAAAAGTATCAATGGTAGATTCAAACAACTTTAGCACATGGGCATATAATTCTTATTTTGATTCTGCACCAGGTACGTCTACTGCAGCTGCAAATAAAAATTCAGCAAATGATGAAGTTCATATTGTTGTTATTGATGAAGATGGTGCGTTTTCATCCGCTGCAAATACAGTGTTAGAAAGATTTGCATATGCATCAAAAGCCGCAGATATTAAAAATCCTGATGGAACAAGTAACTACTATAAAGATGTAATCAATACCAAATCAAGATATATCTGGTGGAGAGGTCATCCTATGGGTTCTAATTTGGTTAGTGGTACGGGTACTAATTGGGGAAATAATATTACTAGTGCAGTAACATTCCAAAATCTTTCTGGTAATCTAACTGCTTCATTAGCTGGTGGTATTGATGATACACCAACCGCTGCAAATATCAGTGCAACATACGATTTATTTACTAATTCAGATTCAGAAGAAGTTTCATTCTTGATGGCTGGTGTAACAACAGGTACAACAATACCTAACAAGTTGATTGCACTTGCTGAAACACGTAAAGATTGTATCGTATTTGCTTCACCACAACAAAATGATGTTGTAAATAATTACAATGGTGAATTAACAAGTGTTACGGCAACAGTTGCCACATACACAAAATCATCATATGCATTTATTGATAGTGGTTACAAATACCAATTTGACAAATACAACAATGTATATCGTTGGGTACCATTGAATGGTGACATTGCTGGTCTTTGTGCTAGAACAGATGCAGATCGTGATCCTTGGTTCTCACCTGCCGGTTCTACTCGTGGTGTTATCAAGAATGTTGTTAAGTTAGCTTGGAATCCTACAGCATCACAAAGAGATACCTTGTATAAAAATTCTATTAATCCAGTAGTAACATTCTCTGGTGAAGGTACAATTCTTTACGGCGATAAGACTCTTCAAACTGGCAAATCATCTGCATTTGATCGTATCAATGTTCGCAGATTGTTTATTATTTTGGAACAGTCAATTTCTCGTGCTGCTCGTTCTTCACTGTTTGAATTCAATGATGAATTTACAAGAGCTGCATTTGTAAATCTTGTAGAACCATATCTACGTGAAGTTAAAGGTCGCCGTGGTATTTACGATTACCGAGTAATATGTGATACAACAAATAACACATCTGCAATAATTGACAACAATCAATTTGTTGGTGATATCTACATCAAACCTGCTCGTTCAATCAACTTCATACAACTTAATTTTGTTGCAGTTGGAACTGGTGTTGCATTTGATGAAATTGTTGGTAGATTCTAATAAATAAGAGAGATAGGAGAATATTAAATGGCTTTTAATGTAAACGAGTTCCGCTCTCAGTTAGTTGGAGATGGAGCAAGACCAAATCTATTTGAAGTATCAATGGAATTTCCTTTCTGGGCAATTCCTGGAAATGCAAGTAGAAAATTTAGTTTCATGTGTAAGACTGCTCAATTGCCAGGTTCAACAGTAAATTCAGTTCCCGTTCAGTATTTTGGACGTGAATTGAAATTTGCTGGTAACAGAACCTTTGCTGATTGGCAAGTTACAGTTATCAATGATGAAGATTTTATTATCCGTAATGCCTTTGAACGCTGGATGAATGGTTTGAATAGTCACAACAATAACATTCGTAATCCAGCAGCACAAGGGCAATTAGGATATACTCAAAATGCCGCAGTTCGCCAATATGGTAAAAGTGGTGGTATTGTTAAAGAATATAATTTCATTGGCGTGTTTCCAACAGATTTGTCCGCAATTGATGTTGATTGGGGTTCAAATGATACAATTGAAGAATTTACAGTTCAGCTAACCTACCAATGGTGGGATGCAGTAAGGGATGGCGTAGCATAAGTATAAGGAGAGATCCTTATACTTTTTATAATGTTTAAAAGGAAATAATAGTGGCTATTAAGTTATTTGGTTTTACACTAGGGAATAAAGATGTTGTTCAGGTTGAAAAGCCTGAGCAACCCTCTTTCACACCACCAAATCAAGAGGATGGTGCGGTTGTCATCACTCAAAATGCTCATTACGGTACCTATGTAGATTTAGAAGGTTCTGTTCGGAATGAGTTAGAGTTAATTACTCGTTATAGAGAAATGGCAAATCATCCTGAATGTGATATGGCAATTAATGAAATTGTTAATGAGTCTATTACACATGACAAAGATGGTACAGTTGTTGATATTGTAATGGATAATCTTAAACAACCAGATTCAATTAAAAAGAAAATTCAAGAAGAATTTGATACTGTTCTAAAGATGTTAAACTTTAGTAATCTTGCTGATGATATTTACAAACGCTGGTATATTGATGGTAGAATTTACTTTCAAATTGTTTTAGATGAAAAGAAACCTAAAGACGGTATTCAAGAATTAAGATATATTGATCCACGAAAGATTAGAAAGATTCGTGAGATTAAAAAAGGAAGAGATCCAAAAACAGGTGCAGAAATTATTCAGTCTATTGCTGAATACTACATGTATAATGATCGTGGTACTATTACACAAAGTTACACTGCAGGTGTATCTCAAGGATTAAGAATTGCACCAGAGTCTATTGTTAATGTAAACTCTGGATTGATGGATGCAAAGAATACTTTTGTTATTTCATATTTGCATAAAGCAATTAAACCACTCAATCAATTAAGAATGATTGAAGATGCTGTAGTTATCTATAGATTATCTAGAGCACCAGAACGTAGAATATTTTATATTGATGTTGGTAATTTACCAAAAGGTAAAGCAGAACAGTATATGCGTGATGTTATGACCAAGTATCGTAACAAAATGGTATATGATGCTAATACTGGTGAGTTAAGAGATGATCGTAAACATATGTCAATGTTGGAAGATTTTTGGTTACCACGTAGAGAAGGTGGTAAAGGAACAGAAATTACAACATTGCCTGCAGGACAAAATCTTGGTCAAATTGAAGATGTTCAATACTTTCAAAAGAAGTTATTACAATCACTTAGTGTTCCGTATTCAAGATTGGATCAACAGGGTGGTGGCGGTATAGCAGGTATTGGTAGAACAACTGAATTAACCAGAGATGAATTGAGATTTAATAAGTTTATTAATAGACTTCGCAATAAGTTTTCTCAATTATTTGATCATGCATTACGTGTTCAATTATCTTTGAAAGGTGTATGTACCGAAGAAGAGTGGGATAAGTTTAGAGAAGATATCTATTATGACTACAAGAAAGATAATAACTTTGTAGAATTAAAAGAAGCAGATTTACTTCAACAAAGATTATCAATTCTTAATTTAGTTGAACCATATGTTGGTAAGTATTACTCACAAGAATGGGTAAAGAAAAATGTATTGCAGTTGACTGATGAAGAAATTGAAGAGATGCAAAAACAAATTGATGCAGAACCACAACCTGAACAAACCGAACCTGATGGACAACCATTAGATCAAGGTCAAGATCAACAACAAGTAACACCAGAACAATATGCACCAGTAGATAATGTATCAGATAAAGGCTCAAATGAATCGGAAACACCTGAATTAGATAGACAGGTAGAAAAGTTTTCCAAAGTTATAAATATGAAATAAGGAGAATATTATGGAACAGATTAGAAATTTTATAGATTTAGTAGGTCAAGGAGATAACGTAGGTGCTAAAGATGCACTTGAAGAGTTATTGGCCGCTCGTGCTTTTGAGAATTTAGAAGGACGTAAACAAGAAATTGCAAGTTCTTTATTTGGTAATCAACCCGAAGTAGAAACCTCAGAAACAGAGTAAGATGAAATCATTACAAGAATTTAAATCAATCGTAGAAGAAGAAAAATCAGACTATTCAAAGTTTGACGTTTTAGTTCGTGCTGGTTTAGGTAACAAAGCACAGATACAAAGACTACATAAAATTCTTGGTAAAATGGAAGAAGAGAAACCAAATTTCTCTCCTGCTGATAGAGCAATCATTCAAAATATCTTTAATAAAATCGTAGATGTTATTACTAATAATAAACAAATCTTCTCTCAAGCACGTAGAGCAGTAAGAGAAGATTTAGATGAAGGTGTTCTTGCAACATCAGATTACAAAATTGATTCTGCTGGTCACAAATATAAAGCACATCGTATTAAAGTTGGGCAAGATGCACCACAAATTGGTGATGATCTCGATAAGATTAAAGAAGAAATAGAAATTATAGAAGAAGATAACCTTAAAGGTGATCCTCCTATGACACTTCTATTGAAAAGAAAAGCAATTCGTTTGTATCCAGATGATACTAAGATTGCTTTATACTACAATGATAAACTTAAAAAGTATTTTAGTATACCTTATTCATCAGATAAACCTATTGATGCAGTTACACAATCTGAAGAAGTAGAATTGGAAGAGGCAGTTATGGATACACTACATAAAATTGTATCTAATAAATCTGCAGGTTCTGTAAAGTTTGCATCAGGTCAAACACGTAAGGTAGATCATTTTACTGCATCGGCATTAACACAAGTGCATAATGCATTGAATGATCAGAATAAAAAGAAGTTTGCAGATATGGTACATAAAAGTCCTGGTCACTTTCAAAAAGCAGCAGACTTTGCTTTTAAACGTGCCAAATGATTATAGATTTAATTTTAAGTAATAGACTTAGTGAAGCAAAAGAATTAATATTTGCCAAACTAAATGAAATTACTGAAAAGAGATTAGAAGAAGCAAAGAGATATGTTGCTGAAGGTTCATTTGAAGAAGTAGAATTAGATGAAGCAAACATTATCAAGATGGGTAGAATTACAAAGATTAGACGAAGGATTCGTAGGAACAAAAAGAATAGAATAATTGTTCAACGAAATGTTCGTAAATCTGGTATTAAAGGTTATAGAATTTCAGGTAATACACTTAAACGAATTCCTGCTACGGCAAGAATTCATAAAGCAAGAATGTTAAAAAGATATTGGAAAACAAAAGGTCGTGCGAAACTTAAAAGAGTATTGATGAAAAGATCGCAATCAATTCGCCGCCGCAACTCAATGGGGATAAAGTAAATGCCATATGAAATAACAAATTCTAAAAGAGGTACTAGTATTTTTCGTGCTGATAGTCCGGCAACTTATACCGTTACCACTGCTAGTCTTTCAGCATCGACTCAAGAAACAGTAACAGATATTTCTATTCGTAGAGTTACATGGTCTACAAACGGTTATATATCTATTTCAAGAACAGGTGGGCCACAAGTATTATCTTTATACAATAGCGGTGAAATGAAGTTTGATGAATTTTCACATGCAATATCAAATACTTCTTCTGCAAACTTAGTATGCACTATTGCAACAGGTGGATCAATCGTTATGGAATTATCAAAACATGCCACCTATGCTAATGATGTTTATAGCCAAGCATTTGCTTAATCAGGATAACTACTATGAAACTAATTAGAGAGAATATTGAATCAGTAAACTATATTACTGAATCAAACGAAGCAGGTAAAAAATCACTGTTCATTGAAGGACGTTTTTTAGTTGCTGAAGAACCAAATAAAAATAAAAGAATTTATAAGATGCCTATTCTAGAGCGTGAAGTTCAAAGATATACTGAAGAGTATATTAATACTAATCGTGCTTTAGGAGAGTTAGGACATCCAGATACTCCAAGTATTAATTTAGAAAGAGTATCACACAAAATTGTTAGTTTGACTAAAGAAGGCAATACTTTTATTGGTAAAGCAATGATCTTAGAAACACCTTATGGTAATATTGTTAAAAACTTTATTGATTCGGGTGTTAGTCTAGGTGTATCATCAAGAGGTATGGGTTCATTAGTTGCTAATAATGAGGGTGTCAATGTTGTGCAAGATGATTTTCGTCTTGCTACGGCAGCAGATATTGTTGCAGATCCATCAGCACCTGGTGCATTTGTAAATGGTATTATGGAAGGCAAAGAATGGCTATTTGTTGAGGGTCGTTTCGTAGAGATCGACATTGATAACTCAAGAAAGCAAATTAGAAAAGCCTCAAGTAAGCAAATAGAAGAAGTTTCATTGAGACTCTTCGAAAACTTTTTATCAAAACTTTAATTATTATAAATAAATAAACAAAAGGAGATTTTCAATGGCAACAAACAAACTTTTTGAGGCAGCAGCCGAAATTCTTTCTGGTACTAAAGGAAAGAACGCTATGCCTATGGAAAAACCAGAGGGTGCAACCGTAGTTGATATGGGCGGTCCTACACCACAAAATGCAAAACCAGATGATGATTCACACAAGATTGATGCAACTAAAGGCGCTAAGTCTGCAACTGCACCAACAACAAAACCATCAGATGCTTCAGCTGAAATGGCAAAGAAAACTTTATCAAGAGAAGAATTGGAAGTAGAAGGCGAATTGTTAGATGTATCAAGTGATATTGATGCAATGTTTGCTGACTCAGCAATTTCTGAAGAATTCAGATCAAAAGTTACAACCATTTTTGAAGCACGAGTTCAAGACCGTATTACACAATTAGAAGAAGAAACAGAAGCACGTTATGCTTCTATGTTAGAAGAAGCAGTAGAATCAGTTAAAGAAGATTTGACAGAAAAAGTAAATGATTACCTGTCATATGTTGTAGAACAATGGATTGCCGACAATGAAATCGCAATCGAAAAAGGTCTACGTGCTGAATTAACAGAAGATTTTATTGCTGGTCTTAAAAATCTATTCGTAGAACATTACATTGATGTTCCATCAGACAAAGTTGATTTGGTAGAAGAGTTAGCATCTAAAGTTGAAGAACTTGAAAGCCAACTTAACGAAGAAATCGAACGTGGTATTGAAATCAAGAAGTCCTTGGTTGAATCACGTAAACAAGAAATTACCCATGCAGTTACCGAAGGGTTGATCGCTACTCAAGTTGAAAAAATCAAATCACTCGCAGAGGGTGTTGAATTCTCCACAGAGGACGAATACAAAACCAAACTTGAAACTATCCGTGAAAACTACTTCCCATCAGGCAATGTTAAAAAGGCTGATGCTGACCAACTACATGAACAGGTAGAGGACGGTTCAGAAAAACACCAGGCATCATTAGATCCTTATGTTAATTCCGTCATGCAAGCAATTTCAAAAAGTAATAAGAAATAATTTATAACAACAAAGGAGATTTAAATGTATCTATCGGAAGACCTACAAAAGAAATGGGCACCAGTTCTTGAACATTCAGAATTGACCCCAATCAAGGATTCATATCGCAGAGCAGTTACAGCGTTAGTTCTTGAGAATCAACAACAAGCCATGCTCAAAGAAGCTGGTATCATGAACGAAGTAGTAACCAACAATGCTGGTACAGGTGGTTTCTCAGGTGGTTCATCACCTGCAGGTCCTGTTGCTGGTTTTGATCCAATCCTCATCAGTTTGGTACGCCGTTCATTGCCTAACTTGATCGCTTACGATATCTGTGGCGTTCAACCAATGACTGGTCCTACTGGCTTGATCTTCGCAATGCGTTCAACATACGGTACAAACCGCAATGTTGCTTCATCTGGTATTGAAGCCTTCTACAATGAAGCCAACACAGGTTTTGCTGGTATTTCTGGTGCACAAACCGCATTGAATGTTACATACAATGCTGCTTACAACAGTAACACCTTTACTGGTAATGCTGCTGCTTGCACTGCAATGGCAACTGCTACTGCTGAAGATTTGACACCTGCTGAAATGGGTTTCACAATCGAGAAAGTAACTGTATCTGCTAAGACACGTGCCTTGAAAGCTGAATACTCAATGGAATTGGCACAAGACTTGAAAGCAGTTCATGGTCTTGACGCTGAAACAGAATTAGCAAACATTCTTTCTGCAGAAATTCTTGCTGAGATCAATCGTGAAGTTCTCCGCACAATTTACTACTCTGCTAAAGTTGGTGCTCAAATCGGTACAACAAGTGCTGGTACATTTGACCTTGACACAGATTCTAACGGTCGTTGGATGGTTGAAAAGATCAAAGGTTTGGCATTCCAAATCGAGCGTGAAGCAAATACAATTGCTAAACAAACCCGTCGTGGTAAAGGTAATGTTGTAATTTGTTCTTCAGACGTTGCTTCTGCATTTGCAATGGCTGGATTGTTAGATTACAATTCTGCTTTACAAGGTCAAGTTAACCTAACAGTTGATGACACTGGTAACACATTTGCTGGTACAATGTTTGGTCGTTTGAAAGTTTACATTGATCCATACTTTATCGCTTCTTCAACTGCAGAGTTTGCTGTTGTTGGTTATAAAGGTAGTAACGCTTATGACGCAGGTTTGTTCTACTGCCCATACGTTCCTCTCCAAATGGTTCGTGCTGTTGATACCAATACTTTCCAACCAAAGATTGGTTTCAAGACTCGTTACGGTATTGTTGCAAACCCATTCGCAAATGGTACAACACAAGACCTCGGCGCAATCAATGTAACAAGCAATGTTTACTATCGTGGTTTCAAAGTCGTAAACATTATGTAATAAAACGGTACCCAATAATAACAAAAATAATACGGGTACCATCTCTAAAGAGGACTTCCAAAAGAAGTCCTCTTTTTTTTTCTTATAAATACACATATGACAGCCTTATCAAGAACACCTTCAAATCCAAATTTATTACATCCTAATAAGTTTACACTATCTTTTGATAGATTACCTAATATGCAATATTTTTGCCAAGGTATATCTATCCCAGGTTTATCAATGAGTGAAGTGCAAAGATCCACTCCATTTGTTGATGTATATTCTCCTGGAGAAAAAGCAATTTATGATTTGTTTAATGTTACATTTTATGTTGATGAAGAATTAAAAGCATGGTTAGAAATTCATAATTGGATTCGTGCATTAACTTTTCCTACTGAATTTGAAGAATATGCTCGTTTACCAAGATCAAATAAAAACATATCTAATTTTGAAAGACCTCAGTTTTCAGATTCATCATTGACATTATATTCATCATCAAATACTCCTTATTATAGATTTAAATTTGTAGATTGTTTCCCAACTTCTATATCTACTTTTGTTGTATCATCTACCGATAGTCCAGATAATCCTATTACTGCCGATGCAACATTCAGATATGCCTATTATAATGTTGACAAACTGTTTTAATTAGTGTATACTCCTTAAATAAGGAGATTTTTTATGAATAAACTTGATGAATTATTAGAAATGTGGCGCAAAGATTCTGTGATTGATAGAACAGAACCTGGCAGAGAATTAATCAATATACCACAATTACATAGCAAATACTTGAATATGCTTTCAAGACATAGATTGTTGTCTAAAGAAGCAGAGTTTAAATATAACAAAATGCGTAGAGTAAAGTGGGAATACTATACCGGTAAACTAGATGATGACCAACTTAAGAAGTATGGTTGGGAACCATTTCCTTTTGTTCTTAAATCCGAAGTTGCATCATATCTTGAAAGTGATGATGACTTAAATAAGTATATTGCAATTAAAGTTATGCATGATGAAATTGTTGAAGTGTGTCAGAGTATTATGAAAGAACTAAATAGTAGAACATTTCAACTGAGAGACTTTATAGCATGGGAGCGATTCATTCAAGGTGCATGATTTAATATTACATAAAAAGAATGAAGCATATATCCAATTTGAATGTGAAAGAAATATAGCACAAGAGTTGGCAGACTTCTTTACTTTTTATGTACCAGGATATCAATTTACTCCTGCATATAAAAATAAATTGTGGGATGGTAAAATAAGACTTGCAGATTTAAGGTCTTACACTATCTATCATGGTCTTGTTCCATACATACAAGACTTTTGTAAAACAAGAGAATATACTCTTGATATAGATTCTTCAATCAGTAATACAAATATTTTTTCCGTAAAAGAAGCAGAAGAATTTATATCTACATTAAAATTGCCTTTTGAAGTTAGAGATTACCAATTAAAATCTTTTGTTCAATCAATACGTAATAAAAGATTATTATTAATATCACCAACGGCATCAGGTAAATCTTTAATATTATATTTGATATTAAGTTATCTACAATATTCTGATTGTAAAAAAGGTTTGTTAATTGTACCAACTACATCTCTTGTTGAACAGATGTATAGTGATTTTAAATCATATGGATATAATTCTGAAGAGTATTGCCATAGACAGTATTCTGGTAAAGATAAATCAATAAACAAATTTCTTACTATCACTACATGGCAATCAATCTATAAAAATTCACCAGATTATTTTGAACAGTTTGATTTTGTTCTTGGTGATGAAGCACATCAATTCAAAGCAAAGTCATTGACAACTATAATGACTGGTCTATCACTTGCAGATTATAGAATAGGTTGCACTGGTACACTTGATGGTACACAAACACACAGATTAGTATTAGAAGGTTTATTTGGACCAGTATACAGAGCAACTACAACAAAAGAATTAATGGATAACAAACAGTTATCTAAATTTAAGATTAAATGTTTAATACTTAAATATCCAGAAGAGGTTTGTAAGTTGTCTAAGAAGTGGGACTACAAACAAGAGATCGAATATATAGTATTGAACACAGCAAGAAACGCTTTTATAAAGAATCTTGCCTTGTCGTTGAAAGGTAATTCATTAATACTATTTCAATTTGTAGATAAACATGGTAAAGTTCTACATAATATTATAAAAGAAGAAGCAGGTAAACGTAAAGTATTTTTTGTGTATGGTGGTACTGATACCGAAGTTAGAGAATCTATTAGAGATATAACTGAACGGGAAAAAGATGCCATTATCGTTGCTTCTTATGGTACATTCTCAACTGGTATTAATATACGTAATTTGCATAATGTAATATTTGCATCACCATCTAAATCAAAAATTCGTAATTTACAATCAATTGGTCGTGGACTTAGATTAGGTGATAATAAAGAAGAAGCAGTTCTTTATGATATCTCTGATGACTTTAGAATAGGTAAACATGTTAATTATACCTTGACACACTTTGTTGGACGTGTTAAAATGTATGATGATGAGAAGTTTAATTACAAGTTTTATAACATAGAGATGAAAAATGGATAACATAAAAATAATAAGGATGCAATCAGGTGAAGATATCATTGCATCTATGAAAGAGGATAAAGAAGAAGGTATTGTTACTCTTAACAATCCTATGACAGTATTGTTTAAAAGACAGATTACTGGTAAATCAGTTATGATGATGGTACCTTGGTTACCTGTAGAGATTATTCAAAATAATATTGCTGCAGTATACTCTACTGATGTATTAACTGTATTTGAACCTAAAGAATCTCTTGTTAATTATTATAATAAGGCAGTGATTGATTTGAATGAATGTATCATTGAAGAGTCAGACCACATTGAACAATCATTAAACGAAGATGGTGATGAAGAAGATGTTTCAGAAGAAGAGTTCTCTGAGTATGTGGATAGTATTGAAACCATTAAAGAAGTATTAAGTAATAAGAAAAGAATATTACATTAACGAACGACAAAACCATTATAACAAAGATTGAATAACCTGTCAAG